GAGTAAAAAAGGTCATGGTCAGGCGTATGGTGATAATGGAAAGCACCTGGGATTTGAATAATTAATTACAAAATAAGGGGAAAAAAATTCCGGCAAAATTTTCTCGCGTGAAGTTTTTTAAAAGTGTAGCGCCTTATACCAAATTGGTTGACTATATAGAATATGATGGTCTATAATAGACCTGTCGTTCATCCCCCGTAAGGAGGACGCAAGTAAGTCGCGGAACGGAGCGTTCATCCCATGATTGAATTACTTCTATACTCGACACTCACCTGCACTCAAGCCGATGCTATTATGCTGAAGATTAGGGCAAGTGAATACCTTGATAATCAAATCAAGGTAGAGTTAGTTGAGACTGTAAAAGAATCAACACCAGAATGTATTCACTACTGGGACGCAAACGACTGAAGGAACGGAGTAAAATCCCTACTACTTCAGGAGTAAACTCATGAACACACTCAATCTCATTCGTAAGCAGATCAACAAAGCTGCTGCCCTTCACGATGCTCAAATCAACCTCACCAAATATCGTGGTGTTGATTATGATACTCGTTGCGTAGAGAGTAAGGAAACTCACGGTACATTCTGCTACCGTGGTAAGACTTACACTAAGTGAATAATCACAAAAACTTACTTTACAGAGAGGGTTAAAAACCCTCTCTTTTTTTGTACTTATGTAAAAATGAAAGAAATGTATATGAAGATACAAAAACTGTCCTAGATAATATAGAATTGGGAATAAAAAAATGTAACGAAACTCCTCCCACTATGTTATGAGTCAACTTTACGGAGGGTGAAAAATGCACAGCTTACTAAATCGCGCACAGTTAGATGAATGGAGGCATCTAGAAAATACGATAGACGATCTTGAGGTCGAGAATCAGAGAATTGCAGATTATTACGAATGCCTTGTCGAATGTGATGCTCTGAACCAAAATGAATGCAAGAAGATATGTAAGATCATTTTAAAATAATATACATAAAGGGAGGCTTGACGCCTCCCTTTTTTTTAACTATAATTACCTTTGTTGAGGTTAATAAGAATGGAACAAGCCAAGCTTAAAGAACTTATCGCGGCTTTGGAAAATATAGTAGATATGCTAAAATCAGAAGTATACTCTGATCCATCAGCATACACACAAACACTAGAACTTTCTGATTATGATGAGGTATTTGTTGAAGATGACGATGGTTATCCTGACTAAGAGGTTATTATGTATTCGCAGTTAAATACATTTGAAGAAGCATTAAAACACTTTGGAACAAGAGTAGAAGTGATTACATGCCTGGAAATGGGTGGTAAAATATCATCCGAAGATGCTTATCAAATGATTAAGGAGGAAAGAAACCAACTAAAGAAAGTTCGTAAAAAGTACAACAAAAAATTAAAAAAACAAGAAACTAAAGAGAACCCAGATAAAGAAGAAAGTATTGAAAATGAATGATTGTAAACTGATCTCTGTTACACCTGATGCAGAAAAGCACATGGCCTATTGTGCCCGTGTGAGTAATCCCAAGAATCAGGACAATGAAAAGATTGCAGGTCTTCTCAAGTATTGTATTAAGCATCATCACTGGAGCATCTTTGAGCAAGCATTTATGACGCTTGAGATCGAAACTACAAGAGGTCTAGCGGCTCAAATACTTCGGCATCGTAGTTTCACATATCAAGAATTTTCACAACGATATGCTGATAGTTCAATGCTTGCAGATACGATTCCCCTTCCTGAACTTCGTCGTCAGGATACAAAGAATCGTCAGAATAGTATCGATGATGTTGATCCTTTTACCCTTCAAAAGTATCAAATCCTAATGCAAGATCATTTTAAACGTGGTATGGATCTGTATCAGGCAATGCTTAATGATGATATTGCAAAGGAATGTGCCCGGTTTGTGCTTCCCCTCGCTGTACCCACCAGGTTATACATGACGGGCTCTGTAAGGTCATGGATCCATTATATCGATTTGCGCTCTGCAAACGGCACACAGAAGGAGCACATGGACATTGCAGAGTCTGCACGTTGTATTTTCATCTGCAACTTCCCTACTATTGCCGAGGCATTGGAATGGAATAGAAGCGATGATTGTCCCGACTGTTATGATCAATCTGCTATTACGCTTGAATAAATAATAAAAAATTAGACTTCGTGATGAAGATAATCAAAAATATAACCACTCAAGATATTGTTGGATTGCTTGGTTATAGCGCAGCCATTGCTATATTCCAAGGGGAAGCGGAAGCGGGTCCTAGGGCATTAGGTAATAGATCTATTGTCTTTGACCCTAGGCTTTCCCATGGTCAAGGTTATATCAATGCACTTAAAAAAAGAGAATCTTGGAGACCTTTTGCGGGTACAATTCTTAAAGAACACGCAAATGAATGGTTTGATATGCAGGGAATAGAAGAGTCCCCTTGGATGAGTTATGCAGTATCAATTAAGAATGAATCTGATGCTGATTTAATACCAGCAATTATGCATCATGATAATACATGTAGAATTCAAACATTAGAAAGAGAACAAAATCCAACATTCTATGATTTAATAGAAGAATTTTGGAAAACATGTGATGGTCGCTTCCCACCAATCTTAGGAAATACATCATTTAATCTTGCGGGAGAACCTCTTGTTCATACTAAAGATGATGCAATTAGAACTTTAGAAAATAGTGATCTAGAGTATCTTTGGCTTCCAGAAGAGGAAGAACTTATCGTTATCTTCAACAATAATCAATGAAAATATTAGGAATCAATATATCACACCACGGATCTTCTTGTTTATTAGAAAATAATGAAATTTTATTTTTCTTAGAAGATGAAAGAGTTTCTAGAATAAAGGGTTATTGTGTTGCTGAACAAGATTCTGCATGGGAGAACGGTCATCTTCCCATTTACTTTCTTGAATCAGTTTTAAAGTATACTAATCATATTGATTATATTATTTTTTCTTCCTTTGAAAGAGAAGAAGAAGACCCTAGATGTTCTGATGATGTAATCATTCATGAATATTTGGAACGTTTAAAAGAAGGTGGTGTTACTTGGAGAGAAGTAATATTTGAATCAGAAAACCATCACGTATATCATGCAGCAACTAGTTTCTATGGTTCTGGACTTGATAACGCCGTTGCTTTAGTCATGGATGGTGGTGGTGGACTGTATAAGGATAGAAATGTTATCGAAGATATAACGGGAGGATATGATTACTTTAGAGAACTTGAAAGCATCTATTCTTGCGATTATAAAAATGGTATAGTGAAAGAGTGGCAGCATTATGGATTTAATGGAAGTTCTCCTGAAAGTGTCACTAACATTTGTTCTGAGGATCATTTCATTTATGAAGAAGATAATGATGTTATTTCCAATACTCTAAGTTGTGGACCACTATTCAATAGAATGTCTTACTTGCTTGGATTTACTGACGGTGGAGATGCAGGAAAAGTCATGGGAATGGCTTCCTATTGTAAAAACTCTAATATTAGTACTGGGTGGTGGGATGAAATTGATTGGTATACTGATGATGATATAAGAACGACGACAGTAGAATTAGCGAATTGTATTAGTTGTGATAATCCATTCCCATGGAAAAGAAAGAGCACTGATAAAGAAGATTTCTATTTAAAATGTAGAGTTGCTAGAAGACTTCAAGATGAAACTCTTGAACATACTTTAACTCTAATAGAGAGAGCAGTTGAGATCACAGGATCTAATAATGTAATTCTTAGTGGTGGATACGCAGCTAATTGCATGAATAACTATAGATACTTGCAAGAATTACCTTTTGATATTAAACTATACATAGATCCCATTCCAAATGATGCAGGAACTGCACTAGGTGCAGCAAGATGGCTTTATTATAAATTAACTAAGTCATTTATAAAAAATCCACTGACCACCTTATATCTGAGTTAAATACATGAAAATTATAGAAAATGTATCCGCGATTGATGTTGTTAAAAAAATACTAGAACAAAAAATCGTTGCTTTGTATCAAGGTAGATCTGAAGCGGGAGAAAGAGCATTAGGAAACAGATCTCTTTTGTTTGACCCTAGAAATAAAAATGGAAAAGACATTGTAAATGTTGTAAAGAAAAGAGAATCTTTCAGACCATTTGCTGCTACTATTTTGTATGAGTATGCGAATGATTATTTTTATATGGAGTCTTTTGGTGAGTCTCCGTTTATGTCGTATTCAATAAGGTGTAGAGAAGAAAAAATAGAAGACATGCCTGCAGTAGTTCATGTAGATAATACTTGCAGAGTACAAACACTGAAAAGAGTTCAGAATCCAAACTATTACAATTTAATTTCTAAATTTTTTGTAATGACTGGTGTTCCTCTTTTATTAAATACATCATTTAATCTTGCAGGAGATCCTATAGTAGAAACTCCTGAGGATGCTATAGAAACTCTCATGAGATCTACAATTCCTTATCTCTATCTTCCAGAGATTGATATGTTAGTGGAGAATCCAAATGGAAAGTGATAATTACGAATGGATATTGGCTATCAGTTTTGCTGCTCATGATGGATCAATTACACTCTTAAAAGATGGTAAAGTGGAATTGTTTATTAAAGAGGAGAGAATATCTAGGGATAAGCATGACTCTAGATTTCCTTTTAACTGTCTACAAACGGTAAAAGAATACACTAGAAAATTAGATAAAGTTTTAGTAGCAAATCAAACATCGAATAATTTATTGAATTTGCATCTTCATCTTGAAAAATTACAAATTATAAAAGATGTCCCCATAACACCAGAATTAGGGTATATACAAGTAAGTGATGAGCATCATTTATTTCATGCTGCATGTGGATTTTATACTTCTGGATTTGATGAAGCCATATGTTTGGTTGTTGATGGTTGGGGAAGTGCTGCTAATTCTTGGTATGATATTTCTGAACATGGTTTGCCTTTTCCGAGAATCACTGCTGACGAGTCAACAACAATTTACCATGCATCTTTTCCAGATAATTTTGAACTGATTAACAAAATTTCAATGTATGATCCAACAAGAAGAGATGGACTTCATGATCTACAAAACTGGAACATTCATAGTAGACTTGGTATAAGGGACCAAGATGTTCCTTCAGTAAAACAATTTTTCAGCACTATACCAAATACTAATATTACCAGTCACATGGATATTGGAGTTATGTATGGTGTGACCAGTTGTTTTCTTGGATTTAGTAGTTTGGATTGTGGAAAAACTATGGGTCTTTCTGCATATGGAAAAGAAGATGATTCTCTTCCTCCTTTCTTTATTGAAGGGACTAGTACATCTAATAAAAATTTGTTCACCCAAAGCAGAACCATTGATGAGATAAATTATGATATAAAAGATATCCCCATAACACCAGAAAAAAAAGCAAATTTTGCATATAAAATGCAAAAAGAATTTGAAAGAGTATACGAGGAAAGAATAAAATCTATAGATGATAATTATGACTGTAAGAATATTGTTCTTAGTGGAGGATGTGCTTTAAATGTCGTCAATAATTCATCATTAGTAGAGAAGTTTCCTCATATGAACTTTTTTGTTGACCCGATTCCAAATGATGCTGGACAATCTCTTGGACATGCTTTACTATGGAGTTATCAAAATGGTCCGATTTGTACTTCTGATGGAGATGATCTTGAAATTGAAAAAGTAAATTTAGATAATATTTTCTTAGGTCCCAAATATAGTAAAGAAGAACTTAGAGAGAGAATTTTGGAGGCCATATGAAAGGAAAATCAGATTGGATTTTAGGTATTAATGTTGCAGGACATGGTTCAAGCATCTGTTTATTGCACAAAGGAAAGATTGTTTT